ACCCTAAGTTACTATGGATCAAGATGTGATAATGGACAGGCACTAAAGTTCCCAAGAAATAATTATACGATTGATAATGTGGAACTTACCTGTACAACAATTCCAAATAATATTAAATATGCACAATATGAATTAGCTAGAGCTTTGGCTAATGAAACAGATGCCATGACAGGTAATACAGGAACAGATGGTAATTTATCTGAAGTTAAGTTAGGAGATATACAGGTAAAATATAATACGACAAGTCAGGGAGTTGGTTCTGTTAATAATGTTATGGATAAATATCCGTGGTTACAAAGTTATTTGGGTGCGTATATGTTAGGTGGATCTGGTACTTATCAAACTAGAGTGGTGAGAGGATAATGGCAGGACAGTTAGATTCATTATTAAAGAAAGTAGCAAAACAGGTTGTATCTGATTTAGGTAATTCGTTAGATACAACTATTACTTATACTAGAAAAGGACAATCCAGTTATAACATTGACACTGGAGAAGAGATAAGTGTGGATACTAATTTTTTAGATATCAAAGCACCTATAGAATTTATTAGATCTACTGAAGATGATAATAGAGAAATTAGACAGGCAAAAATTTATATTACACCTGATTTGATAGGAGGTAATCAACCTAATTTTGAAGATGAAATTTCTTTTTCATACGCTGGTTCAACAGTAACAGCAGTAATAACTGATATTGATACAAAACAAGGTGGGCAGACTTATCTATTTACATTGTTTGTGAGGTTCTAATGCCTAAAGAACAGGAATTTAGTGCTGAAAATGTAATGAACAATACGATGGCACAGTTGGATGCCGATTTTGCACAAACTATTAGAGATTTACATGACGGATTAAGTTCTGCCTCTGGTAGTCCTGTTTATACTGGTTTTTTAGCATCAAGTTGGAAAGTTAGAAGAAGTCCAATAAATCAAACAGATAAAAGAGAAGATTTTGAACCATGGGCTTCAATTAAAAAATCACATGATTTACCTTCTGGTGGAGAAGGCTGGAAGCCAGCAGGTTCAAGACCTTCTGATCCAGTAATTGACCCTCGTTTTCCTGTTGGTACTAGTTATAAATTTAGAGATGCAAATCTTTTTATAGGTAACACTGCTGAATATGCTGGTTATGCCTCTGAGAATCCTGTAATTTCTAATTTTGTACAGGGAGAAGCAGGCACAATTATTAAAGATAATATGAGAGAAAAAGGTAAGATATTTATAGGAGCTAAACCTTCTGGTGGTTTTGGTAAATCTAAACCTGGATCTGGTTTACGTTACATTGAACCTGATTAATTATGACTTTAGTAAACGTAAGAGCAGCTTTTGAAAAAGCAGTAACAGATCAAGTAAATGACAATGATCCAACTATAAAAATGGTTTATGACAATGTGCCATTTAAAGTGCCTGGTAAAACTACTAAATACATTGTTATGACTATAAATTTCAATCAATCAACTATACAGAATCAAGGTGCTTCTTCTGATTATTATTCTGGTGTAATTCAATGTAATATTTATGTTCCTAGAAACAAAGGAACATCTGTTGTTTCTGCTATTTGTGAAAATGTTATACATGGTCTTACCTCTGTTAATACCTCTGGCTATACAGATACTTTTAGTTGTACACCTAGAGTTGCAGATGTAAATGGTCCAAATATGTTACAGATAGAGGATAGAAGTCATTTTATTGGAATTATTTCTTGCCAATTTACAGCTAATGCCTAACATAAGTATAATATAAATATTATATAACAATCACATGGAAGCGATTGAACTTTTAAGAAACAAGTTTGGTGTTAGCCAAAAGTATAAGTATGAAGTAAAAGATGGAGAAGAGACATTACTTGAAATTTACTGGAATCCATTAACGATTGCTGAAAGGGAATCAATCATGGCGAAATCTAAGGGTGATGATGGGAATGAGTTTGCCTTGAACCTTATGATTGAAAAAGCTCTAGATAAAGATGGTAAAAGACTATTTCAAGATGGACATAAAGCTTCTTTGAGAAGAGAAGTTAATGCAGGTATTTTACAGGACATTCAGATGGCGATGATGACATCAGGAGATGAATTGAAAGTGGAGGAAGCGAAAGCAGAATTAAAAAGCTAATCGTGATTGGTACTTAATGTTTTTCTTGGCAAAAGAACTTGGGATGACATTAAGACAGTTAACTGAAAATCTCACGAGAGAAGAATTAGTATCTTGGGCTGCTTTTTTTGAATTAAAAAATGAGGAAGAAGAGAAATATAAAGAACAAGTGCAAAAAAAACAAGCCATGAAACCCAGAAGGAGGTAAGATAGGGATAATTTATTGGGTCGAGTAAGTGGCAGCAGAATACGGAATTAATATTAATGTCAGGACAAAAGATGAACAATTAAAAAAATTACAAAATCGTTTAACTGCTGCTGATAAAGCAGTTGCATCTTTACAAAAAAAATTAGATTTATTAGATAAGAAAAAAGGCAAAGGAGGTACTTTTTTCAGTCCAAGTCAGGAAAGTATAGTAAAGACAAGACAACTTGCAAAAGCCACAAAACTTGCCAAAGAACAATTTGAGCAATATACCAGAGGTGTTTTAAATTTTGAGGGTGCTAATAGAAAAGGAATAACTTCAACAAAAGCACTAGCAATGCGAATGAAAGAAGCTGGTGCTGCTGCTGGTATTACAACAGATAGGTTTGCATTATTTACACAAGGTTTTACAAAATTAAATTTCTCAGGCCAAATAAAATCTCTTCAACGATTTAATGAAAGTGCAAAAATAACAGCTTCTACATTCAGTTCAATGAGTGCTGGAAATGTTCCTGGTATAGCTGGTTTTAGCAATACAAATTTAGGCACATTACTAAATTTTACACCTGCTAAAACTGTTAATGCTATTGAGAGATATTTAGATACCTTATCAATGGTAAGGAAAGATTTAGATTTCACTGAAAAAGATTATAAAGATGTTACTGCAAGAATAAAAGAGATGAATGGCGAGTTGAAAAAACAACGTGATTTATTACGAGAACCTCAAGCAGATAAAGGCAATAGAAGAAGAGAAAGTAGATCACGAAAAGAAGAAAGAGAAAGATTACGAGAGTCTTTAGGAGGCAGAATAAAAAGATTTAGAAGAGGAGATCAAAGAGTAAGAGGTCAAGTTGCATCAAGTGCATTAATTGGTGGTTCTTTTCCTTTGCTCTTTGGTCAAGGTGGAGGAGCAGCTTTAGGTGGTGCTATAGGTGGTGCAGGTGGTGGATTACTTGGTGGTCAGTTTGGTTTTGCTTTATCTTTAGTTGGTACACAAATTGGATCTTTAATTGATACAACTATTGGAAAAGTTGGTGAGTTAGGTCAAGCATTTGGGAAATTTAGTCAAGATACAACTAAGATTGTTGAGACTTTAGGAGAAAGCAATACAATTATTGGAAGAAATATTGAATTGTTAGAAAAAGCCAGAGGGAAACAAGCTGCTTTTGATGAGGCATTAAGACAAACAACAATTCTTTTAGGAGATGATACAACAAAAAATCTTAAACAATTTGGAGAAGATACAACTGAAATTTCTTCAAACCTTGCAAAAATCGGAATGGAGTTTCTAGGTGTATTAGCAGATATAAATGAAAGATTAAGAATAACAAAAACTTTAGCTCTTTTTGTTCCAGGAGCAGAGGGTAGAAGATTGCAAAATGTTGTATCAAACAATGGTTTTAGTCAATTAAATTTTAGTCCTGTAGGGCAAAGAACAGGTATGAGGCCAGAAGATATAGCAAATTTTTTAAGTATGTTTGAACAAGTAAGAGGTAATCTTGGTGCTGAGTTAAGTTTGGCCCGTCAATTTGGTGTTGATGATGTGCAAGCTGTAAGAGAAGATGCTAAAGATCTATTAGAACTTAGTAATTCAATGACCAGTGCTAGTCTTGCAATGGAAATTCTTAATAAAGAAGAAGAAAAAAATATAAAATTAAATAAAACGAGAGGTTTTTTAAATCGTCAAAGAATACAAAATACAGAATTATTAAATGAAAAATTAAAACAATTTAAAGAACTTACAGGCGAAGATGCAACTGAGCAACAAATAGAGGCATTTAAAAGAATTATTGAACAAACAACAGCTTTGGCTGATTCATTAACTGCTGTTAATAATGAAATAGAAGTGCTCGATAAAAAATTAATTGAATTAAATAGTCCTGGTATGCAATTAGTAGAGTTAAGTCGCACTATTGGCACATCTTTTGAAGAATCATTTAAAAGTGTCATAAAAGGAACAATGTCAGTTGGAGATGCTTTTAGAAATATGTTAAATAAGATTGCAGATCATTTTCTTGATACTGCTGCAAAAATGGCAGCGAGCCAGTTACAAAGAAGTATTTTAGGATTTGCTAGTAATCTTTTTAATATACAAAATGAATCTGATACATCTTCATTTAATTTTGCTGACATGGAAAAATATAGTAGAGCAGATGGTGGTCCAGTTAGAGGTGGAAGTTCTTATCTGGTAGGAGAACGTGGTCCTGAGCTATTCAGTCCAGGAGTATCAGGAATGATTACACCCAATCATGCTCTTGGTGGTTCGACAAGTGTAGTCGTAAATGTAGATGCCTCTGGTTCTTCTGTTGAAGGTGATGAACAAGGTGGTAGAGAACTTGGTCGTGTTATCTCAGCAGCAGTACAATCTGAATTAATACAACAGAAAAGACCTGGAGGTTTACTTG